TATTACGGATTTGGATGAGGATACGAAGATTCAGGTTGAGGAGTCTGCGGATGAGGATAATATTCGTTTTGATACTGCCGGTTCGGAGCGGATGATTATTGATTCGTCTGGCAATGTCGGTATCGGCACAACAACACCCGGACAAGCCCTAGATGTACGGGGGCGCATCGTTGCAAATTACACAGATAATGCTTTTCCGCTGTCAGTGCAGTCCGGTCAGTCCACCTCTGGCATTATTCTTGCTGATGCTGGCACTACGAGCAACGTGGTGTTGCGTTCTAGCGGTGATGACTTTCAGATACGAACGAACGGTGATAATCGTGTAACTGTTGACTCGTCTGGAAATGTCGGTATCGGTACAACGGCACCTGATAACAAACTGCATGTCCAGATAGGCACATCTGCGGCTCCTGCGTCCGTGCCGACATCGCACATGATTATTGCTGACTCAGGCGAAGCGTCCGACTCTGGCATGGCCGTGTATTCGTCCACGACTGGTAACGGCTATTTGCGGTTTGGTGATTCTGACGCATCGGCTCAGGGCGGCTTCCGTTATCAGCACAGCGCAGACAAAATGTACTTCAGGACTGGTGGGACTGACAGGGGGGCGATTGACTCGTCTGGAAATGTCGGTATCGGTACAACGGCGCCTCTAGAAAAATTGCATGTAAATGGGATGATTCTTGCAGACACGGGGGATCTTGGTTATGGGTTTGAACGCTCGGGCACACAGTCCTCTTGGGCTTTACGCAAGGGTGGCACAGGTTCTTTGAGCGGTGATGCCGTAATGATAGGCAATGTCAATAACAACTATTTAGAGTTCTGGACGAACAACACTCGTCATGGGTTTATGCGCTCAGACGGCGCACTCTACATGACCGCTGTTTACAACGACACTAATGCTGCTGGCGCAAACATGGTGATCTTATCTTCAGGTCAGATAATGCGATCCACTTCGTCAGCAAAATACAAAACTGATATTGAAACCATTGACGAAGAACACGCAAACATCATTTTTGATCTTCGCCCCGTTTGGTATCGATCTACTACTGGCAACGAGCCTGAAGGTTATTCTTTTTACGGCTTGATTGCTGAAGAGGTTGCCGAAGTTGATCCTCGTCTAGTCCACTTCGGCTCATCACCAGACTGTTCCTGCGTTGCCCCAGAGGGTGAACATTTGGAACATACTAAAGAGTGTCTGTCTGAGCCAGAAGGCGTACAGTACGACCGTCTAGTGCCGCATCTCATCAGTGTAGTGCAACGTCAACAGGCTCAGATTGATTCGTTGACTGACCGCATAGAAGCATTGGAGGCTAACTAATGGCTATTGATTTCCCAGATTCCCCCTCCGTAAACGACACCCACACAGTCAGCAACCGTACATGGCAATGGAACGGAACATACTGGTCTATCGTGGTTAGTAACGCTTCTGATCGTATTGCAACAACAGACTACGTGGACTCAACTGTTGAAACCGGTGTGCGCTGGAACGAGGCTGTGGACTTAGCGACGGCGGCTGCACTACCTAATTCCCCCACGTATGACAATGGTTCTTCTGGCGTTGGAGCCACATTGACGGCTGGCTCTAATGCCCGTATTGTTGTTGATGGTGTGAATGGTACGGCTGGTGATAGGGTTCTTGTTAAGAATCAGGCTGCTGCTGCGCAGAACGGCATTTATACTGTTACGACTCAGGGTGATGGTTCAACTGCGTATGTGTTGACTCGTGCTACTGATAATGACACGAGTTTGTATGCTGGTGATGCTACGTGGGTTTTGGGTGGTTCTGATAATTCTAATCAGGGTTTTATTCTCACGTCTGAGGGCACTGGCACGGGTGAGGTTCATACGCTTGGTACGGATTCTTTAACTTACACTCAGTTTTCTGGTGTGAGTTCTGTTGTTGCTGGCACGAATTTGTCGAAGACTGGTAACACGATTAATCTTGATGCTACGTTGACTGGTTTGTCGGCTGTTACGTCTACTGCGTTTACTGGTGATTTGACTGGTGATGTTACGGGTGATTTGACAGGTAATGTTTCAGGTAATGTTACAGGAAATGTGACGGGCAATCTCACCGGTAATGTGACGGGTGATGTTACGGGTGATTTGACTGGCAATGTGACTGGCAATGTGACTGGTGATGTTACAGGTACAGCAGATGTTGCGACGAGCGTTACTGTTACTGCTAATAACAGTACTGATGAAACAGTTTATATCACGTTTGTTGATGGTGACACAGGCACTCAGGGTGTTGAAACGGATACAGGACTGACGTACAATCCTAGTACGGGAAACATTAGTTCTACTTCTGTGACTGGTAATCTTACGGGTAATGTTACAGGCGATTTAACCGGCAGTGTGGCAGGTAATGTTACGGGTAACCTCACTGGTAATGTGACTGGTGATGTTACGGGTGCTGTGACTGGAAATGTAACTGGAAACGTTACAGGCAACCTGACAGGTGATGTTACTGGCGACTTAAATGGAAATGTCACGGGTAATGTGACTGGTAATGTTACCGGAGATTTAACTGGTGATGTTTATGCGTCTAACGGAACGAGCAAGATTTTAGAGAACGGTTCTGACGGTACAGACGCTCAACTTACTGGTAGTGTTGTTGGTGATGTCACTGGCGACTTGACAGGTAACGTTACATCTTCTGGAACTTCCACGTTCTCGGGCACAGTGAATCTTAACAGCGCTACTGTGTCAAATGCGGCGTTCAACTTGACCGGTGATTTGACTGGCACGGCTGATGTAGCCACTTCTGTAACCTCTACCGCCAACGACTCTACAGACGAGACTGTCTATCTTACTTTTGTAGATGGCCAAACAGGGTCTCAGGGAATTGAAACAGATGTAGGGTTGACGTATAACCCTAGCACTGGCGTAATCACAACTACTTCTGTTACAGGTAATTTAACCGGCAACGTTACTGGTGATCTAACCGGGGATGTAACTGGAAACATAACTGGAAACGTAACTGGTAACGTAACTGGTAACGTAACTGGAGACGTTACAGGTGACCTGACCGGCAACGTTACGGGCAATGTCACAGGCAATGTCACAGCAGGTAATATTCAAATTGGGGTTACCGCTACAAGCGAAATTGATACCTCAACTGGTAACTTAACTATTGACTCTGCCGGAGGCACAGTCACAGTAGACGACAACCTGATAGTTAGCGGTGACCTAACAGTCAACGGAACAACAACGACCGTCAACTCCACCACACTCAGTGTAGATGATAAAAATATTGAGTTAGGTTCTGTAGGTACCCCGACAGATACAACTGCTGATGGTGGCGGCATTACCCTTAAAGGAACTACAGATAAAACCTTCAACTGGGTTGATGCTACTGATTCGTGGACTTCATCAGAACACATTGACCTTGCTTCAGGTAAAGCATTCTACATTAACAACACTTCTGTGCTGTCGGCTTCGGCACTTGGTACGGCTGTTGCAGTTTCGCTGCTTTCGGCTACTGCTTCTTCTTCGGAGGGACGCATTGCTTGGGATTCCACGAATGATAAGATTATTGTTGGTGACGGTTCTACTCAGCGTGAGTTTGCTTCGTCTACTTTGAAGACGAATGCACGGACTGCGAGTTATACGCTTGTTTTGGCTGATAAAGATAAGTTGGTTGAGATGGGTGTCGGTTCGGCTAACACTTTGACTGTTCCTCCTAATTCTTCTGTTGCTTATCCTGTTGGTACTCAGATTACTGTTTTGCAGACTGGTGCTGGCCAGACGACTATTACTCCGGGTTCGGGTGTGACTATTAATGGTACTCCGGGTCTTAAGTTGCGTGATCAGTGGTCTTCTGCTACACTAATAAAGAGGGGCACAAATACTTGGGTTGCTGTGGGTGACCTTTCCGACTGAGGTGTGTAGGCATGGCTATAAATAAAGATGTAGGACAGGGCGGAAAAGACCTTTATGGTGCAGAACTACAGTTTGTAAGTTATGCCGCTCCTGCTTTTGCTGATTTTGATGAAACAACCTTTTCGTTTAAGCGTGCAATAACGGATAGCGCAGGTCTTGGAAAGACCGGCAGTGTAAATATTAGATTCAGGTTCAAAGATACTGCCGGAACCGTAGTATACGAGTTTTTAATTAATTCTTCTAGCGATAAGGTAGTCAATGTTGGCGCTTACACTAACGTTGGCAATGCGTATACTCTTAAGGCCGGTAAAGCATACAAAATTGAGTGGCGTGCCGAAGACTCAACAGGCATTCTGACAGATTACCAAACGTTTGACGTTTCTAGTATTGCGGGCGCTATGCCTGCTAGTATTGCTGCCGACTTTAGGCAGGGCGTTATTGCTAATGAAAGTACCAACTATTTTGTTCCTGTTGTAGAGCCGGGAAATATTGGTGCTACTATTAGTGCTAGTGATGGGGATGACGCCTCCATAACTTTCACTATTGGCAGCAACTTCACTTCAGAAGATTTTGGCGTTGAGGATAATGACGACTACACGGCATATGGCGGCAAGTACTATATGCGCATGTATGTTCTTGATGGTGGCACACCGACCTACGATGATGTTTTTGAGTACACAGGTGCAACTACTAGGACTATCTCTGGTTTAACAAATGGAACCACATATTCAGCACGATATGTACTGTACAACGATTCTTATAGTAAGGTAGGCTCGCTGGGAAACAAAACTCCTGTTGCTCCCCCGTACTTCCCCCCATTTTTCCCGCCGTTCTTCCCGCCCTATTTCCCACCCTATTTCCCTCCGTTCTTTCCGCCTTTCTTTCCGCCTTTCTTCCCGCCCTATTTCCCACCCTATTTCCCTCCGTTCTTTCCGCCTTTCTTCCCGCCATTCTTCCCACCTTATTTCCCGCCCTATTTCCCACCGTTCTTCCCACCGTTCTTCCCACCGTTCTTTCCGCCTTTCTTCCCGCCATTCTTCCCACCTTACTTCCCGCCATCGTTCAAGTAAGCGTTGACGGTACAGGAAACGTACTGTAGAATATACGTATGGAAGAAGTTTCGATTATACCATCAGGCTACTACGGGGACAGTTCTGACAACATTGTTGTTTTTGAGAACTTTATCGACCCTGATGACTTATCAATAGTTCAGGCATTCCTGCCCACGATTGACGAGTGGGAAAATGGGAAAGAGACTGAGTACGACGAGAATGGTGTGTGCATTTATGATGCATCATACTGGAATGACCGGATGTGTAGCGGCCCTATTATTGATCGGAAAAATCCACAAGTCTACAACATCATTGAGAAATACATTGATAAAATGGCGAACGAAGTTGAAAAATTCTTCAATGTTAAAGTCTATGGGCGTGCCCCTGTTTTAATGCGATGGTTTGAAGGTATAGAGCAACAGCCGCACGCAGATAAAGAATTAAACGATGGTAGCCCGAATCCATTTCCAACCTACGACTTAAACTCACTGTTTTACTACAACGATGATTTTACTGGTGGTGAACTGTATTTCCCACAGCACGATATTGAAATTACTCCCAAGCCCGGATTAGCGTTAATGTTTGTTGGGGACCGCAACTACCTGCACGGTGTTCGCCCGATTACCAGCGGTGAAAGATGGACTACCCCCTCGTTTTACACGGTAGTAGAAAACTTGCGAGAAGCCACGCCATGAAAGAGAAAGACGGTGTAGTAGTTGTACCCAACTTCATATCTCCTGATGTAATGGCAGTGTTTACTGAAGAAATTTCAAAGTTAGAGCGTTACGATGTAGTTGGCCATGAGCATGATAAGTTTATTCAAATGGGAGAGAGTGACGTTTTGCGTCCCCTAATGGACGATTTAAAACTAAGTGTTAAAACCTTTATTCAAGATTACTACTCATGCGTTGTGGGTCAGGAAGAACTCGCATCTCTTGTTAGCGGTCTTCCGGGGTGGGAACTACAAATGCATTCAGATAACTTTGAAGACAAGTCTCTCAACTTAGAGACTTACTCAGGATACCCTTCTCGTGATATTTCAACTTTACTGTACTTCAACAACCACGGTGTTGACTTTACTGGAGGGGAATTATTTATGGCAAAGCAAGACCTTTTTATATTCCCAAAGGCAGGAACCCTTGTAGCATTCCCGTCATCTGAATATTATCTTCATCAAGTAGGCAAGATTGAATCAGGTGAACGGCTTAACACAACTACCTTTTGGCATGTACTTGAAAGATTTGACTCCACCCGCTACGTTTGATACGATAACAACATGAGTTACGGTAATCACAACACTGAGTCAAAGTTTAACTACGAGTATATTGGCGATCCCCATTTGGGTATTGTAGTGTACAAGAATTGTTTAGATGGGATAGATTATGTCCCTACTCGCCTACATAAAGCGTTGGACGACAGTGAACATGATTACTTCAAGTGGCACGACTCACTGGTTGGTGAAGGCGTCAAGATGCCCGAGTACCGAGACTGTGTAGACTTTAAAATGGCTGAAGAGTACATCCCAAACACCCCTTCAGAGTTTTCTGAGGTTGTTGGAGTTTACACAGATGTGTCTTCTAGGATTAACGACGGTCTGAAGCACTACCAGAGCATGTACAACATCACCATGCGTTACATGGAAGCAATAAACTTTGTTAAGTATGGCCCCGGAGAACATTTTGCCGTTCATACCGACCACGGCTTCTCGTATATTTGCACTGTCTCTAATATTGTGTATCTTAATGATGACTACGAGGGCGGCGAGTTGCACTTCCCCCTGTTAGACATCACTTACAAGCCTGAGGCTGGGGATTCTATCTTTTTCCCGTCTACGTACATCTATGCCCATGCATCTCTTCCCGTGACAGAGGGTGTGAAGTATTCAGCAGTCACGATGTTTGATTACAATGATGATGCACACAAGCATGGTGGTTTTTCCAGAGATTTTGGTCAAACAAATGAGCAGCCTGCAAAGCCTTCGTTCCCTGACGGTGGGCAGGCAATTGTGGCTGGTTTTGATGAAGAGCAGTTACGACAAATTATTCACGAAGAAATTCATAAGTATGCTGTAGCGAGTTGGGAGGCTCAACAACAAGCAGGTAATACGAACTATACCTACCAATATGGTGTACAGCCATGAGTAAACTTACTTTAGTTAGAACACACCAAGCATCTCCCCATGTCCAACAATCTGATTTGCGGCGTGGTTGGATGGATGACACCTACAATAAGCACGCCTACCGGTGTTTACCTATTACAATGGCTAATGTAAATGGCTGGGAAGTTTTACTTCCCTGTGATGTTGTTGTTAAATGGGATGGTGGTCAAACTGTACCTACATTAATTGAAGGAGGCGAGCACGATCATCGCATGGTTGCGAACTGTAACAAGATCGGCATGGTCGATTTTCAGTTGGGTTGGGCGTTTAATACTGAAGAAGGTCACCACACATGGCTTACGGGTTCCCCTAACTACTTTGTGGAGGGCGCTACCCCGTTGTCTGCCATTATTCCTAGTGATTGGTGGCCTGACGAAGTTCAGATGGCGTGGAAAATTACAGAGGTGGGGAAAGAAGTAGTATTCCCAAAGGGGACTCCTTTCGCATTCTTTTTTGTTTTTGATACTAACTTAATGCCTACCATAGAGTGTACTGTTGAGAACTTGTGGGATAAGCCTCAACTAATGGAAGATCGGATGAAGTACAACAAGGCAAAAATGCAAAAAATGCAGGATGAGCCTTGGACGTGGATGAACGGAATCCGTACTGGATTAGACGCTGATGGTAATCGTATAGGCCCTCGTCATGACGGCTTGGTAGACTTGCAAGACCCTGAAATACCGGAGGTTCCAAATTGGCTTACGCAATGACCGTACACACCCCGTTAGGATATGAAAAGTTTCTTTTACATTTACCTGCTGGAGATGACTGCGGTAGTGCCCATATGTTTAAAGGTAGTTTAGAGTTTACCGAATATAATCGGATGAACGAAACTTATGTTCTTTCTGCATTCTCTAACGTGCCCTTCGACTGCATGGTGCGTATCCAGTGTACACCAGTTGCTGATATGCTGGCGGGGACGGTAGAGATACTTGACCCTCATACCAGTAAACCTATTTTGTCGTGCCCAGTTGAGGGTAAGGTTTCTGACAATCCACACCCTTGGAGTGAGCAATGAGTATTTATGACATTGAGATGAATTCAATTGACGGCGATCCGAACTTCTTGAAACAGTTTGAAGGTAAGGTTACTCTCGTTGTTAACACAGTTTCAAAGTTGGGGTACACTCCACGCTGTAGTACGTTTTGGTCGTTTGCTCGCACTACCCGACAGTTCTGGCAGTTACAGCAAGTACATGACGAGTTTAAGGACAGAGGTTTTAGCGTTGTTGCTTTTCCGTGTAATCAGTTTGGACGAATGGAGCCGTCTGACAATAGCGAAATTTCTGCTTGGATGAAAGAGTCGTATCCGTTTGTTAATTTCCCTATGTCTGAAAAAATTGATGTAAATGGTAAAGAGGCTAGCCTAGTTTATTCGGCGTTGCTTGGAAACGTGGTTCGGGTTAAGGATGCTTCTCCTGCCGATACTTCCGAGGCTGCTTTTGAAGGTTGGAATAAGGCTGGAGGTGCGGTTGCACGTATTTCTCACAGTTGGGAAAAGTTTGTTGTTGGCCGTGATGGTCAGATGATTACACGGTTTAATTGGCAGAGCGACCCGCTAGATGATGTTCCTTTAACTACTGGTGAGAGTTGGACAATCCGTGAGTGCATTGACGAGGTGCTTGACTATTAATAGGTATAATATTAGTAGAGAAAGGTGTTGCGATGCGTTTAACTAACAGCGTACAAAAGATTGCTCTTGAAGACAAGTTGAGTAAGTTGCGTCCTCTTTTGGATGTGTCTATTCGTGATGCTGGGTTTGACCCCGCTGACTACGCTGATGTTCAAGGATTGATTGACACGATTCCGGGTATGCTGTCTGTAATTAGCGACGGAGACCCTGCTAGGTTCAGGGGCGGTTATCGGTTGTGGGCGTCAGTTCCCCGTGCCGATCATCCTGATCATTGGATGAATCCGCTGTGCTCGTCCACGGAGACACATATGCCTATGACTGTTGATGAGTTACACGGCAGAGAAGATTACAAGTCTACTGTCCTGAATCACACGGGTTCTGATTTTCTACGAATGATTGAAAAACATTTGACACTTTTTCACCATGAGGGGTTGGCTCATATCATTTATACCCAAGTTGACTCTGATGTGGGCGCAGGAATTATTGAACAGTTACAGATGACCCATCCGTATACTGCCGCTTGTTCGCTGCATGAGTTCTTTAAACTTTTGCTGGAGTGGCAGTGGGCTTTATTGCACGCTGGTAATACTGAGCCGGTTGCTCAGTTAGCGAGCGACGTGTTGGAGCACTTTCAATTACATGTTGACGAGGAGGATTCCAACGAAATTGTTCGGGATTTGATGGCTCTTCCCGATATGCAGGTGGCACAATATGTGAGAACCGGAGAGTGTTCTCTGAATCAAGTCACTCCCGACATGCCTTTGTCTTTCAGACTCTGGGCAGCAACTAACAATTTGATGCAAGAGCCTCGCCCTATACTTGCGCAACTATATAAAGATTGTGTATCATATAAGAATACAGAGAACGATTTAGCACGATTGTGAGGAAATTATGGCTGTAACCGTTTCAGAAGCACAACGCCAGAAGGCTAAAGAGAAGGCAATTGATTTTTTGAATCAGAATATTGTCTCTATGGCGATGATGCTGAATGTAGACACTTCAACTCTTGATTCAAGTTTTGTTATCCCGGTTGCTGAGGCTGACGCTGATTACCCTGCTTACCGGTCTTTGCTGACGATGGTGGAGAACCTAGAAGCGCTAGAGTCATGAAGAAGTATACCGTAACTGACGGTGCCGTGGAAACTGAGGCACAAGCCCGAGGTGTTGATATTAATGCTTTTGGCGAGTCCGACGAAGGCCCCGAACCGACTGACGCTTCACATGTTGCTGAAGAACCAGTAAAGTTTGATACGTCCACGACAGCGTGGAATGTTCCATCAGGCGACGGGTTTCTGTGCCATTTCTATTCGGGTGACACTGATCCGTTACGCACTGCGCTGCCCTTGACCGCTGAGAATTTGGATGAGTTTGCTGATGAGTAGAACTGGAAATGCTAGTACACCCGCCTATGATGCTGCTGCTGACTTGGCTCACGTAGAACGGGAATTAATTACCGTTATGTATGTTTTGGGTATGACAACAGATGATATTTCATCTTCATCGTTTGATGATATTGTCGCTCAGATCAAATCGACTTTCCCGTTCTTGCGTTTGGAGGAAGGTCGTAGTTTGGCATCGAATGATGCGTTAAAGGAAGTTAATGTGCTTTTGATGGTTAACGTGCGGCGACTGTGGCACCGCTGGCAGGTAGCAAGGAGTATTGTCAATGGATAAGATTTTAGGTAACAAGTTTTTAATTGCAAACGCTCTCACATATGAGTTTTCTAAAAACTCTTCCCAAGCATTGGACTATGACTTCTTTGCTGTTTACGACGACATTGTTCGTGCTGTAAACACGGACTGGACTTCTCGTAACCTTGATCGTAGATCAATTGCGGTTGGAACCGATTATTACCTTCATGTCTGGGATTTACTTTCAGGTAAGGTTTCTGGTTGGAAAGAAATGGTGTACATTTCTACAGGAATCTATTCGCAGATGGTTGTCGATTTGGTTAAGCCTACTACCGCTCTTGTGGCCTCGCCTGACAGGAACTTTGACTTTGTGGCTGACCTAAACAGAAAAGGTGTCGCTCTTACGTTTCTTAACAACGATTGTCTACAGGCTTTTGAGGCACACGTTTTGACGCACCCAGAGTATCCGTTTACTGGTGACTACACTGTAATTGAAGTCGAAGAACTAGAAGCCATGACCGAGCCGCAGTTTGATTTGGTTCATATGCATTCCCCAGACTTGACTATCAACCCTGATTTAGTAGATAAAATTGTTGACGTTACCAACTCAGGTGGAGCGATTTACATTCCTGTTGCTAATGAGATGATGCGTCTGTACTCACCAGACTACTACATTGAGCCGCTGTACGACATGTACGAAGCGCTAGACGACCGTACAGACATTACAAGTTATCACATTCCCCACGCTATTGGGTTCCAAATCTTAGTTAAGCAGTAAAATGACAGACGAAAATATTCAGCCCGAAGACTGGCGTAGTGGTGACCCGCACCCTGACACTCCTACAATTGATGACGATGCCGTCAAGGAAATTGGCGAGTTTGAAGTAGAGGACTTGGGAGGTGGTGTACTAGTTTTCCGCAACGCTGTAAAGGGTGACACCGAAGAAGTTTTCAAGTACATTGACGCACAGTCTGAAGTTTCTCATCAAAACAGATGGGAATACATCGTTGGCGAGGATGGCGAAAAGTACGGCATCAATGAAGACGGCTTCCGTTATCGCCCTGAAGATATTCCAGCAACTCCTGTACGCCTACTTCACCCTGTTACCGAAGAGACGCCTGACGTTCCCCGTGAGTTCTTTCACAACATGGAAGACACTATTTACAAGGCGTTAATTCGTTACATCGACTACTTCCCCCTAATTGTTGGATGCGTATGGTGGAAGAACCGTGGACACATTCTTCGCTACGCCGACGAGGGCATCCTCGGCGCTCACTGCGACAATGACACAAACTATAAAGTCACTGAAGGGGTCAGATACATGCCTCGTGGGCAGATGGCCGCACGACAGACCTGCGGATGTCTTGTGTACCTAAACGACTCGGTGGATAGTGAGGAAGAGTTAGACGGTACCAACTTCACTGGCGGCGTTTTAGAGTTCTTCCATCTCGGTATTGAGTACAAGCCCAAGAAGGGCGACATTGTGTTCTTCCCCACGAACTATATGGCTTCACATCAGGTCAGCCGAATGGATGCCGGAGTGCGTTACAGTTATTTGTCGTTCTTCGGTCAGGGTTCCCCGCACCAAGAGGCTAATATTAACATTGTTGAACCTGCTGACAGTTATCAGTGGTGCCCTGCGATGTGGATGAACAACATTTACGACGACTACGAAAAGTATTGCAAGTCAGAGTATTCACGATTCTCCACTGGCGAAGAGCAGAACATTGGCATCAATCCTGTCTATCAGGGCCGGTGTGTAGCGCAGTACGGTACCACTCACGATGCTGAAACGGTAGATGACTCGGCTAACTGCGGAACTGACGGTGTACCAATCGAATCATGATTGATGTAGTCCGTTGCTCGTATGCGGATGTCATGCGTGACCCTGAATACTTTGCTTGGAAGTTTCTACACGATGGGGTTTTCGGTATACGTGGTTTGCACGCCACGGAAGAACAACAGTTAGATATTATTCTGGCTATTGGTGACTACGTAGGTTGGACGCCTAGACACGCTGATTTTGATGAAAGTTTGCTAAGGCGGTATGAGGAAGATCACTCGCACACATTTAAACATAAGGAGCATACTGAGAAAGACCTGTCTGTAAACTGGCACTTAGAGCATGTTTTTTCTTCACTGGAAAACTCTACGGTAGCGGGGTTTTGGAATATGCTGAAGTTTGATTGCCCATCTTCTGTGGGGATGACTTATTTTAGAGACAATTCAAAGTTAATTAATTTTTTACCGGCAGAGGTTATAGACTTTATGAGAAAGTCAGTAATTTCTAGTTCTGCGATTACTGATATGAAAGGTAATTTAACTTCTGTGAACCATAGAAATGCAATAGAGAAACATCCTTTTAAAGATGTTGAAGTGTTGCGGATATGTCAGGGAGACATTAGGCTGGTTTCTTTTGATGGGCGTGAGCCTACCATATCTGAGCATGAACAGTTCCATCAGCACGTAGCAACAATTGAGATAGAGATAGTTTACAATTCATCGAAGAGGTTAACATGGAACTGGGAAGTTGGCGACTTACTCATAAGTGATTTGTTTGTAATGTCTCATGCTGTTGCAGGCGGTTTCAAGCCGGGAGAACGAAAGTTCTTAGGTTACTTCTGTAGCCACCCCTCCATTGACAGCGATTATTTGTTTCAGTAAAATATCTGTATGTTTATCAAGTACAACGATCCAGAGCCTGAAGATTTAGGTGGTGGCGTAGTTATTTTTCGCAATGCTGTCTCCTGCGACTGGGACAAAGTGTATGACGAAATTTCTGTTTTAGTAGACGAAGAATATGCGAGCATGTACACTGAAGTTACCGATCCTGAAACCGGTGAGGTTGCTTATGAGAACAAAAGTGGATACTTGTTCGGGCTTGACACTTATCAGTCAATGCCCCGCCGTGGGTCATCACTGCACTTAAACCCTCGGGAAGATGTCCGTGGGTTGCTGACTCAACTAGAGGCGGCTAAAGATGCGTGTTTGTTAAAGTATTTTACATGTTACCCTTTGGCGTACAACTGCGTGTGGTGGAAGGTGAAAGGGCACGTAGTGTCTTACGGAGATGGGGTGTACCTCGGATCGCATTCAGACATTAGCGCTGAGTACATCTACGGAGTTCATCGCACTTCGCAAGAGTTAGCACTACGCAATGTCGTGTCTAACGTGACATACCTAAACTCATCGGTATCAGAAGCCGAACTAGACGGTAGAAACTTTACTGAAGGTACGCATAACTTTAACTATTTAGACATTGATCCGATTATTCCTGAAGCGGGAACAATTATATTCTTCCCATCCAATTACGTTGCTGCCCACGAAGTTCGTCCCGTCGGAAAGGGTAGGAGAATGTCGTACTTGGGCTGGTACTCTCAAGGTACTCCCAACCCTGCTGTAAGGGAAGACGTTGTTGACCCGCTACAGAATCCAGAAGGGGCAGAAGTCAGCACTAACGTGTGGATGCCTACACTGCGAGAAGATTATCGGGCATTTTTAGATGAGCGTGGCTACGACCACAACTCAGAGCAATATCGTACTACTTTACTTAATTCGGAGGGATAATGATTACATCAGAACATATTGGCATGGGGGTAGTTATTTGTCGTAACGTGTTAGACATTGATCCTGACTTTTTTGCAGAATACTGCGGTTGGTTGACCGGTCAATCTGAGCAAACCTTCAAGTTTGAAAAAGATCATGCTGTTAATCAGACAGGATTCAAGTTTAGTATTGAGGATATCGGTATGGCACCCCAACGGTTCCTTGATACCCGTGGACGGAATCGTAATGAAGAAGTGCCTCAGAAGTACTTAGACTTTGTTGACTCCTGCGAAGATGCGTTGTACCTTGCCCTTGTTGAGTACTGTAAGATTTTCCCTGATGCGGCCACGACTGCTTGGTGGCGACCACAAGGTCACGTTGCTGTGTATGATGCAGGGCAGAACATAGGTCCTCATTGCGATGATCAGGTTCCTTTTGAGTGGGGCGAGGCTCCACCGAACCAAGTGTCAATGCACAATAGCACCAGTATAAACCTTTATCTAAACAACTGCGGAACCGATTATACCGGTGGCGAAATTAACTTCCCTCATGCCGGTCAAGCATTTGCTCCTGAGGCTGGCTCTGTTGCCATATACCCGTCTAGTTATGTTGGCCGTCACGAAGTCTATCCTGTAGAATCTGGAAGGCGTGTCGCATTTCTAAGTATGGCCTGCTACGGTGTTGACACTAGCAACAATGAAGTTGTTGGGCAGGAAGGCCCTAGAATTTGGATGCCTGATCTAATTACAGACAGTCAGGAAAGGTCGATGGACGGACGCCGATCATAGATTGAGAAGTCTACGTTCGGTGTCATGTTAGGCTCTGCGGGGTCAAAGTTAGCACCAATTACAAGTCTAGTTTCAGGTGACTGCTGGCGCTCTGTCCAATGCATAACATACGAAGGAAATATAACGTACATTCCTGACTGTGGTTGTATGTGGATATTCTTATGTACGGTGTTGCACCAAGTTACCGATAGTATGAGTTTGGCAGAGTCTTCATCTGCGATTGGGTAATACACTGCTGACCAGTAGTCCTCAGGGTAGATGTGAAAGTTAGCGTGGTGCGAATGAGGTCCTACACTCTTCCCTTCTTGCAAGTTTAGTGCCCACTGCGATTTTAAAACTAGAGTTTGATCTTCTGCGGCGTATTGCACTAGCCGTGTAAGCCTAGTGAGTAATTCGTTGATTTCTGGAGAGTCCGGTAGCAGAATGTCTTGGTCGTCCCACGGTTGGGTTTCGTCTCCGCAGGGTTCTCCATATTGTTCGATTTGTTGTGCAATCAATTCATTGTCAACATCTTCTGTTAGCCCAAAAAAGTATGGGATATTAACTAGAGGCATTTTCTGCATGATTTATTTCCTTTCGTGTGCCTGTTGAGTTAAAGGCTCTGTGAATTGGTAGTAGTAAGTCTTCGCTAAGTTCGTTGTATTTCACGTAGTTTGCATAGTCTTTGAATAGGTTATGCATCCATACTTGACCACTGTTGATGTTGTGGTCATCTTCGATTATTGTCACCCCGTAATCCGGCGCAGAGGAACCTTGTCCAAAGTATGATAGGTAGGCGTATCTGTTGCCTGCGGTGATTGGCTTGACTTCGTGGGCGCAAATAAAGTTTGCTGGAAAGAGTAGAACGTCCCCGGCTTTGGGGGAGTAGGTCACGCCTGCGTATGGGAAAACTATTTCTCCGCCCTCATAGTCGTCGTTGAGATAGGCGATTGCCGCTAGGACATGCTTGATTCCGAGTTGGTAATCAGGCTCATAATGTGGCTGATAGTTGATGTCGTTATCGGCATGAAGACCCAATGCCGATCCGGGTTTATAAGAGAGTACATGTCCTTTTGTTTTCCACCACAAGCAGGGGATAATCATAGGAAACTGTGTTGCGTATTTTAGAAGAGCGGCATATATTTCAGTCTCTAAGTTTCTAAAATATGCTGATTGCCACTCCTCTTCAAGTTCATGAAAGTTGTTTATTCTCACACAGTTTGCATCTAGTTCTTCTGGTGTGAACCGATGACCGCTTAAGTTAGTTGCGTGCATAATATTACCCTCTTCGTCATAGACGTAGGTGTAGTGATTGTTTAGTGCGTCTTGTCTTAGAGACTCAATTGCCGGAAAAATTTCAGGCTGAATTGTCACCCCATTTGAAATTTTAACGATACCTGTCCCTAAGTGCTCAATACTCACTGCGCACCCCTGAATTTGTCGATGGCTTCATTAAGAGCATGATATGGTTCACCTAATGCGGTTGTTGTGCTGTATTGCGTGTGCATAAATGTAAATATGTAATACTTCTCTCCGCTCATTATTTCTAAACAGGCGTGTTCAAGCAGGCATGGTAAAAACACTATACTACCTGCCGACGGCGATAGTTTCATACCTGTTTCGGGAAAGAACAGTTCCCCTCCAGTATAGTCGTCGTTAAGGTACAGTAGAGCCGTCCAATCCATTGTATTTTTAGGATTGTCTGTGTTTCTGTCGATGTGCTTTCCCATGGATGCACCTGTACGGTATTTACGTAGGCAGTAGTTTCTAGTGATGTACTCTGGCATAGTGTTACCGGTAAGGTCAGCCCACACCTGTAGGGCTTTGATGTAGTCGGGTTCGATTAAGTTTATAATTTTATTTGCATGTGCGTGTGCTATACTGAAGTCAGGCGTAACTTTATTTCTAGGCCACACCTCATTTTGGTTATTTTCTGTTACATCCCAGTCAAAGTGCTTAGCAACCCCTCTGCGTTGGCCGTCTTCGTAGGAAAATACTTGCTGCCATCCGTCCCCAGTTTTTACAGGCGACCCATCCCACCAGTTGTCCCACGGTGGGATAACACGAAAAAATTCGTGATTTCTATCATTAATGTTTATTTGATCAATGAATTCTGCTGCGTTTGGTAAGGCATTTTCTATATAAAGAACGTTATCTTGTAATTCATGTACTTTCACTGTAAAACTCTCCTGTGCTGAGTGCCATTGGTGGATTATCTTTATGCCATACGTTGACCACCATCACTTGTCGTGTCCCTGACTTAACTACTGTTGTCTGGTGGAATCTGCGCCCAGCATCGAAAATAATTAATCTATTTGGCGTGTATGCGATGCGTTCCCTTTCGTCAGGCGGGCTTAGATATGTGCTAACATGATCGGTTTCTAAGACTTCTGGAGGAGAGCCTTCAATACGGGGACGGTGGATTTCTAACATCCCGCCTTCGTCTGCTTCAGTAAAGCCGTACCATATGCACCCACTGATGGGGGCATTAAATGTTTTATCGTGAGCATATTGGAACGTGTCTTCATCTACGTGGTGCGGCAGGTACTGAGGTGGGACGAAAGTTCGTGTCCAGTACTCAAACCCAATCACATCTTCTAGATTAAAATCTCGTTTGTCAGGGTGTTGCCAGATGGCCTGAATGACTTGCTTCTTGAGCGTGTCGGCAGGAGAGTTCCACCAGCCATCCCAGAACATGTAGGGTGCGAAGCATGATGCCTCTTCGCTGTGGTACTGCTGTCCATGATAGTCGCCAAGACTTCCACGATCTTCAAAGGTGGCCATGACAGGCGGGAAGAATGTCTCGTCCTGCTTGATGGCCTCTATCAAGTCGTGGTCTGTAATGAAGTTATCCTGTACGTACATGTGTTTATTTTAGTGAAATAACCCCGCCGATGCAATGGCTTGTCGCTGTGATTTGTGCTAATATATCTTTATGAGACGAGACGAAGAATCAGTAAAGAGAGTTGTTATGGCTGAGGGTTACGCAATCCCTGTTGATGAAAAGCAGTTTGAGCATATGATCTCAACTTCTGCTAAACCTGTATTGGTGGACTTTTGGGCAGACTGGTGCGGCCCATGCAAAGCAATGGCTCCAGTTCTAGACGAATTTGCCGCCAAGTATGCAGATGATATTCAGGTAATCAAGGTGGAAGCCGATAAGGCTCCCTTGCTTATGGAGCGTTTTGATGTTTCTAGCATCCCGACTTTGATGGTCTTTGTCGATGGTAAGGCTCAGCATAGCACTGTCGGCGCTATGCCTTTAGACATGCTTGAGAAAGAACTAGGCTCGTTCATGGCCGTGGAGACAAAGGAAGTCTGATGCCTGACCTGTGGGACGATCTGCCGACTGAGATGCTTGGTGATCGTCCCCCGGTAGAGTATCTGTCTAAGCGAGTAGTCACTCCGGCTGAAGTAGTGAAGAAGGAGCGGGGCAAAAATGTGGAAGAAAATTTGCGCCAAGTTTTCGGATCACCCGAAGTCAAATAAGACGACATACGGCGATCATTTCTTGTTCGCCGCAGGTTTTGCTGTAGAGTTTATTGTGATTGGCTTTATGCTGCTCGTCCACGCCGTGTTCCCGTTTTGGTTTAAGAACGATGCGTCAGAATTTGCTGAGTACGCTAACGAGGTGTTGAACGAGCACTAGGCTTGACGTGCCTATGTGCGTGTGCTAGACTGACGGTATGAATCACTGGCACGCTTTTGGAATCGGTTGCGCTATCGGAATCATTATTCTGATGACGTGGCTGCTCAACACTGACGGGGACTGGGAATGACATCTACTGCTATGGCTTTGGCTGTCAACACCGCTGAAAAATCAGATCACGATAAGTGGCGTCTAGGCTCTGTTGTATGGCGAGGTGGTTCCGTGCTTTCCACGGGCTTTAATCGTGTGAAGAACGATCCTTCCGTTGTAGAGGATGATAAGCATTTCCATTGCTCTATTCATGCTGAAGCGGATGCTTTGCGGAATGCTGGTGATGCTCAGGGTGCTAGGTTGTTTGTTGCTCGTGTTACTCGGGGCGGCAATTTGGCGCTTGCTAAGCCTTGTTCTCGTTGCATGGAAGCAATTAGGGAGCATGGAATCAAGAGGGTCTACTACACTGATGAGAATGGTGAGTGGACGTTCTTCAGAGTCTGGCCTTGACACACTGCGCCGAGGCTAGTATAATACCCACAGTCAACGACAAACAAAGGAGATTATGTTGATTACGAAGAAGGCAATTATTCAGGCGGCTACTGAGGTTGCGGAGCGTGCTCCGTCTGCCCGTAACCGTTCATCGAAGATGGTGACGTACCGTCATCCTCGTGGCCTGATCGGCAATGCTTTGCATACCGCTGGTCTTTCGCCTCGTGAGATTCGTTCGCTTCAGGGTAACCGGAAGTATGAGCGTTTCCTTAACCCTGCGGCTACCGCTTGGGTTCGGGAGGCTAACAGCCGTGCCAACAAGGGCATGGCTTGGGGTGAGGTAGTTTCCACTACCCGATGACCCCTATGTTGCATTGGGCAACATAAACAAATATGAAAGATAGGGGCTACCCGTTGGATTGGGAAGATTCGGCGGGTAGCCTTCTTTTTTAGCGGAGGATTGATATGCTGACGAAAAAATCATTTCTACTTTCGATTCTGTTACTAGGGTGTACTGCTCCGGTCACGAGCGTGCGTACACCCACTGTTCCTGAGTCAACCACACCGACTACCACTACTTCGTCTTCCACTTCGACTACGACGAGTACTACTAGTACAACGACGACCACTTCGTCTACTTTACCTCCCGTGATTCTACATAAAACTGTTGTTGCGGTTGGTGATATGGTGTGTTCTGCTGATTCCACTGCTACTTGCGCTCATAAAGATACCGCATTGTTGGCGTCTAGGTTTGATCCTGACATGGTATTGGCTTTAGGTGATCTACAGTATGAGTCGGGCGCTCTTTCTGAGTTTGAGACCACCTACGATTCTAGTTGGGGGCGCTTTAAAGGCGTAACTTACCCTGCGGTCGGAAACCATGAATACTATTCGATGGGTGATGGAATCAGAGAATACTTTAACTTAGATTCTTTCTACTACTCTATTGACGTAGATAACTGGCATATTATCGCACTAGACTCCGAGTATATGTCTACAGAGCAGGACGAATGGCTTGCTAATGATTTGGCTTCTACAGACGCTGAATGCATCATAGCGTATTGGCACAGCCCCAGATGGTCATCGGGTGTGCACGGCTCTCAGAAGGCCATACAGAGGCTCTGGGGACCAATCTCAGATGCCGGTGGAGACATTGTTCTGTCAGGCCACGACCATCACTACGAAAGGTTTGAGCCTATTGATGGTATGACACAGTTCGTTGTGGGCACAGGTGGTAAGAGCCTGCGAAATGTTGGCAGGTTAGAGGATGGTTCTTCTGAGATGTTTGATTCAGATTTTGGTGTTTTGGTTTTGGATTTGATGGAGGACTGGTATCAGTGGACTTTTGTTACTGTTGATCGGATTGTGCTTGACAGTGGTTGGGGAGTGTGCTAGTATTGTGGACACATGGAGAGGTGCCAGAGCGGACGAATGGGTCGGTCTTGAAAACCGTTGAGGTGCAAGCCTCCGTGGGTTCGAATCCCACCCTCTCCGCCGTTGGGGTATAGTTTAATGGTAGAACAACGGCTTCCAAACCCGTTGGCGTGGGTTCGATTCCTACTACCCCTGCCAGTTTATCGGATATATAACAAAGGAGAAATTATGGAAAGTATTTTTGATGGTAATGGCGACCAAGAAGGGGCACGCAAAGACCCTCGCCTTAAGAAGCAGTTGGTCCGTGTATATGACGTACTTGCTGAAGGGGTTTGGTTGTCTTTGAACGATATTAGTGTTCTTGCGGACGCTCCTGAGGCTTCAGCATCGGCTCGTATGCGTGACTTGCGTAAGAAGAAGTTTGGTGGGTTTACTTTGGAAACTCGTATTCTTCCCCATAACAACGTTTATGAGTACCGGCTTGATGTGAGCAGTGGTGATCCTGAGCGTGTGACTGCCCCTCTTAAGTAAGTGGGTTTAGCCCTCGTGGCCTAACGGATAAGGCGGCAGACTTCTAATCTGTAGATTGCAGGTTCGATTCCTGCCGGGGGCGCTTCGCCGGATTAACTCAGTTGGTAGAGTGCTTCACTTGTAATGAAGATGTCGTCAGTTCGATTCTGGCATCCGGCTCCGAGTGGATTGAGGCCACAGTTTATGGTAAAATAACGGTATACGCTCTAGTGAAGGAGAATGATATACATGAATAAGTTCCGCAGGTTGCGTAATTGGATTAGGTATGGTAAGCCCGCCTTTGAGGGATATACGTCTGATCAAGATGTTTACAAGCCTATCACTGAGGAAGACTTTGAGTCTGTGACGGTGCTTGATTCTCCGGCAGTAATGGAGATTCGTCGCCGTTGGGACCGATTTAAGCCTAACCGTAAGGCGTCTGGATACTGATGATTGCTTTTGGAACGCTAGATGTTATTGCTATTTTAGTTATCCCAACCATATATTTATTAATTAAGTTTATAGGCGACGATTGAAAGGAAAAACTTCCATATGACCGAAACCGGTGCTACGTACACGCAGGTTGATGAAATGATTACGCAGATTGAGACTATGCTTCAAAATGTGTCTAAGAAGCATATGGTGGAAGCCGCCTACGTTCAGGACGGACTACTTGACCTTCTGAATATGGTTAACGCTAGTAAGGATCAGGTAGATGACGTATGAAACGATTCTTAAAGTATGCCTTTCGTTGGCAACTCTCCACACCTGTGCTAGCATTGTGTATTGTTGTAATCCCCGGTGGAGCGTTGTGGCAGACAGTGATCGCTAACGCTGTAGGGGCGGCGATATTCTACCACGTAGACAAAAAGATATTTAAGCACAAGACCCATCCGGCTAATAGGCCGTCAACTCAGGAAGTTATCCCGTACAGGGTGCTCACTACATTGAAAAATAAGATTAGGTTTTGGTAATGATTTGTGAATTTACAGCAGGAACACAGCATTGGTATGTCGATACTGACATCCAGTATGTGAAGATTGTGGATAAGATCACCGAAAATGTGATGAAAGAATCCTATAATCTTGGTTTGTTGGGGCAGTTGGAGGAGCGTCGGGTCGCTGCTTACGAGAGCACTTACGCCATGATTGGTGTATCTCCTCGTATCAAGTCGGATCATTACTTCCTTGAGGACTGTGATAACCGGATTATCTGGATGGAGGATACCCCCAAATGACCGAAAATTCATCTCTCACGAGGCAGTTTGGGTACAGTAGGGACCTGTTTGTTTCAGAGGCTACTATCGGCCAAACCTATGCAGAGAAGGTAGCGGAGAGGCTGAGGGCCGCACATATTGTCTGTCGTGCAACAGAGTTAACGTTTGCTACCACGGATGAACAGATCAAGGAGTACGAGAACGAGCAAGATATCGTATTTGAGCATATGGATGGGTGTCTGGAAGTGAAGTCTCGGCGTCTCAAGTTCACCGATAATCCTAGTTCTTTCCCGTATGCTGACGCTTTTGTTGATACTTGTTCTGGTTGGGATAAGAAGTCCCCTAAGCCTTTCGGGGTTGTGATGGTGAGCCAGTTTACCGACAAGATGCTGGTTGTGCCTAGAAGTAGTGAGGGTAACTGGGTGAAGAAGTCGTCGTTTGATAGGGTTCGCCAGATCAACGATGTGTGGTATTATGCCCGCAAATCAGACATGAAAACTTTCGATGAACTTTGTAAGTTCCTGTTTAGACGGCAAGAACACTATGCGACAGTATAATGGAACCGTTATGGCTACCCCCTATGTATTGTGAACACTGCGACGTATACTGGGAATCGACAGACACCCAATGCTGGCTGTGTTCTGACCCCGGTGAACAACAAAAACGGTACATTAGCACAGAAGAACGGTTGAAAGACGCCGACAATGAATGAACCCTTACTTGCATCCATGATCCTCATGATGCTCGCAGGAGCCGCAACAGGGTGCTACACGGCCTACAAAGTAGTAACCATCATTGCCAAAAAAGTGTACAAAAACATCTCTAAAAGGAACCCCAAATGACGAAAATTAGACACTATTTTCAGGAAGCAAAAGCCGTCTGGATCATGCTTGCCAACATCCGATACGGTGTAGACCTACGCCCCAAAACCGACCGAAACGAACTCCCAAATGACTAAAACCGCTATTTTCTTGACAGCCGCCCTAATTGCAGGGTACAATGCACTACGTAAGATCACCGAACTCTACACGAACGCAGAAGTCGGGACCTACCCCAAATAAACGGCGGCTAAGCCCACCACGATCACAAAAGGAGCAAACACATGCCTACACCCACAGAAGAAGAATTCGATAACGCCGTTATGTACGGAGAAGACAATTTTGAAATACATAACCTAAGTTTCGACTACACCCCAGAAAACCCCATCATCACCCTAGATATCAGCAGGGAGCAGATGCAAAAGTTCGCCCGAAACGAACTCAAAAGCAACAGTTTAGACTCCGACGCCTACCAATGGCTACTCACAGAAGCCACCCCAGAACACTACGAACACATCAAAACCTACCTTCTCAACGAAATATGGACCATCCTCGTAGAAAAAGAAGACCTATTTGACGGACTCTACGAAGCCTACTGCACAGGCTACCATGCACGATAAGCAGGCACACTCCCCAAAT